GTATTCATCTACTTCTGAGATTGGTACTTCAGCCAATATCGAGTCGTGCACTAAAGCAAAGATTCTTGCCTTAGACTTAGTGGCTTTTAGGTATGCTTGCATATCTATAGCCCCAAGAAGGTTAATGTCACTAGCAGTAGACTGCACCAGAAAGTTAAGACCAGAACGAATGCTATGACTTTTGATGCCCGCGTCTGACGACTTGACATTTGGTAGTCTCCTTTTTCGGCCAAAGAAACTGTATACAAAGCCGTTCTGCTCTATAAATTTATGATTATTCTGTATCCAGTTCTTTAACTGGAAGAAAGATTGAAAGTAATCATCAATAACTTCTTTTGCCTCTTGTTGGCTAAAATAAGAGCCAGAGTCTTTTGTTACTTGTTCGCTGATCTTCTTAGGGCCAGCGCCGTACATAATACCGAAGGTAACAGCTTTAGCAGCCTGTCGTTCCTTTGAAAATAAACTTGCAACGTCTTCTACTTCACAGTTTAGTTTGAATACTGTCTTCGCAATGCTACTATGGAAATTACCGCCTGAGCGGAATACCTCTATAAGAGCTTTGTCTTCTGCTAGAACTGCAGCTACATATACTTCTGCAGTTGTTAAGTCCATTGCTACTATCTTGTGGCCTTCTGCTGCTCTGATGCAACCCTTTACAATAGGGTTATCCCTAGGTAGTTGCTGCATATTAAGTTTACCACTAGAGCTGAGACGGCCACTAGTAGTACTGTGGAGATTGAAGCCTGTGCGTAACCGACTATCTCTATCCAACTGCGGTATGATTTTGTCCAAGTAAGTATTCTTAATTTTGGATCGTTGACGTATGTTAAGGATAAGTCCAGGAACTTCAGATTGGGATGCAAGCTCTCCGAGTACTTCTGCATCCGTTGAGTTAGCTCCCGTTCCTGTTTTCTTACCAGTAGGACGTAGACCGAGAAAGTCAAAAAGGAGGCTACGAAGCTGGACAGTGCTGTTAGGATTAAAATCTTTTCCATTTATCTTCTCGAATTTGTTAATAGCAGGATCATCATACAGTGTGCTAATCGCAGAGTCAATCTGCGTTTGCATAAGGTCTTGAGATATCTGAAGCCTGTTCATATCGAAAGGCACACCATTATCTTGTACACTTATAAGAAACCTAGTACCAGGAATAAGTAAGTTGTCATATACTTTCTTTAGCTTTGGGTTCTGCTTAATCTTTACGAACTTCTCAAAGAGAATGAACGTACATAAAGCATCCATAGCTGCATATGTTTTCATCACATCAAAAGGAATAGACGCCCACTGGAAGTCAGCCTTTAGTATACCATGCTCTTTCCTATAGTTATCCATCCACTCATACATTGGCTTCTCGTAATCGCCATAGATTGTATACTTGATAGATAAAGGCTTCAAGCCATGCCCTCCAGGGTTCTCGTCTATGAGATAATGGAGCAACATTGTGTCCTCTATAGAGGGAAAGTTAAAGTTGAAATGATACTCAAAGAACGCTACGTCGAACTTTGCATTGTGAAATATTACTGTTTTTTTCGTAAATAGTTCCTGTAAGAGTACTTCAGTAGTCTCATCAAAGCACTCGGTATTAATATAAGCACCTTGGACACCATCAAAACATAATGATATACCGAGTATATGGCCGTCCCTAGGATATAACCCAGTCGTCTCCGAATCGAGAGCCACATAAGTAGTTTCATGGTCAATAGCCGCTTGTATAAAGCGATTACACTGGTCAGTATCTTCGATTCCGATAGCAACTGTTTCATCTATTATCACCTCCTCAACTAAGCCTTTAATATGGTTAATGATACTTTCTTTAGAAGTTTCCCACGTCTTACGAGCCTCAGGTTTGAATGTGAGCATCGCAGGGTTAATTACAGGTAAAAATTTCTTTTCTACTTTCTTGCCGGAGTACTCCGTTACTGAATTAATTTTGGTAAAGTACTTGAGCGCGTCACTACCTACTAGTATAACCCAGTCATAGTTGTCTGTGTTTATATCAATGTCACAGTCTCGCTTCAAGACTTTCTTGATGGTTGGATCTGAGCATAGCTGATATTGATCAAAGTCGAACTCGCCATCGAATTCTCGTCTGTAATCAGTTCTACCCTTTTTAGTTTCTACTAAGGCAACTCTAGCCATATAACTTCCTCTTTAATTTATCTACTGAAGTTTGAGTAAGTGCACCAGGATCAGTATCCTTGAAGTGGATATTCCTAGCTACGAGACCAACTTTCTCACACTCACTCTTTAATTTCTCTGCCGCTATCTGACCGGGATCATCACCGTCAAAGAATATTTCTACATACTCTGCGCCTTGTACACGCAGCATTGAGAGCTTACCCTCATTATAGTTGTTAGTTCCAAAACAACATACAGCATTAGTCAAACCTTTATCATGTAAGTTTATCATATCGTAGATCCCTTCTACAAGTATAACAGAGCTTTGTATAAACTCTACTATAGGAAAGAAGGGTAGTCTAGCCCCTGGGGGAGTAAACTTGTACTTAGGTGTACCATTACCGGTATGCCTACCTTGAAACGCTACTATATTACCTGATATATCCCGTATGGGAAATACTATTCTACCTACATAATCTGCCGCAGCGTGCTGGAAGGCTTCAAACTTCCTATAGGTTTCTGGACGTATGCCTCTCCAGTTACCTACATACGGCAAAGTATTTTGGGGAAAGGACAAACCAACACTTTCGGAGCGCTTTTGTGTAAGCTTCTTCTTAAAAAGGTCTCTCTGTTGTTGTAGCTGGTTTGCCCTTTCCCCAAAATGATTAAATAAGTTACCTTTAAAACCACATGAAAAGCACTGAAAGATACCAGTAATCTGGTCAATTCGCATACTAGGATTTCTATCCTCATGCTCAGGACTTAGACACTTTACTAGAAAGTCTGCACCCTTCTGCATAAAGTATACATCGTGCTCTTTTAAGATCCTTTCTATGTCCAATACTATCTCTCGTGTGGTTTATAATCTGATTCATCTTCTTGACCATCGAAGTTAAGGTCAAGCATCTCTCTTACTTTTCTTCTGTAGTCAGCTCCTTGTACTACTTCTAACCACTCAAGAATCTCTTCTGTATCCTTTTCCATTGTATTAATCCCAGAACTTGGTGTCCTCTTCTACCATTTTAGGTAAGCAGTGAGCAGTTACTCTACGTTGGGTATACAAATAAGAATGTTCATCATCCTTGAAGCTACCTGTCTGTACTTTATATGCGAAGTAGTTGCATCTATTTATATCTTTGAAGTACATATCCTCGGTTATAGCAGGTGTTCCTTCTACCAAGACTACTAATAGGAACCCCATTATCATCTATCTACCTATGTCTTCTACACTCTCTGCACTGATTACTTGATATGCGCCTTTATTGTACGCGGGTGCGATGGTGTAGCCTGCCGATACTTCCTGCTTGTAAGTCTCGTCCTTTGCAGGGCGATAGGGAGTCATAGGAGCAGACGGGTAATGTGGAGTCTCTCTTATATTAGGCTCTTCTCTGTCTAGCTGAAAGAATTGAACTTTTGCTTTCTTACTACGGATAATACGCTTTCTTCTACGACCACTATAGGTATGATTCATACTTCCCTCAATTATTGGCATGACAGCTCCGTTGAATTTGAAAGTATATTATACTATAGTTTAAGGTGACTGTCAAGATATATTTTAGAGATCGTCTATGTCTTCTCCAGTTTTTTGGTCATTATCCTCTTTCTCTGTCGGAGTCAAAGCTGACTCAGGGCCAATCTTTAGAGTCTCCCAGTCCATTGTAGAAGTAAAAGAACGCATAGCGGCTGCTCTCATCTTTACGCAAGTGAAGGTCATACAACCGTCTTCTTGGCTCCAAGGTTCCATAGAGTACGCTGCATCAGCAGCATCAAGAATACCTTTCGCGAATCGAGCTTCACCGCTAGCGTCTGTCTGATACGGCGAGAATATTGGGGTTTCAAATTCCTGCGCCATACTCTTCAAAGCCTTGCTAACTTCTATTTGTTCTGTCCAGTCGTACTGCCCTCCACGAGAAGGCATACTAGACCGCTTAACTTGATTGATGTAGTCAACGATTACTACGCCAACGTCCATCTTACTTTTGACTTTCTTATCAAGCTCGGCTCTTATCTTAGAGACAGTAAGAGAGGGGTCATAAACTACGTCCAACTGTTGCGTGGGGTGTAACTCACAAGTAGACTTTAGTTTATCGTGGAACTGCTCAAAGTTCCGATGCTCTCGGTACTCTGCCAGTCGCTCTTGACTATCCTGATATCGGCCAGCCCACCAACTTGCGACCTTCTCCCATTCCGTTACGTTAAGATTTTTAGCGCGTAGGCGTGAGAAAGGTATCTCAGTTGCAATAGAACAACACCTCTGAAGGATTGCTCGACTGTCCATTTCTATAGTGAAATAGATTGCAGACTTACCAGATTCATAGACATTATTAGCAATGTTTGAACAGGTAATAGATTTCCCTGCCCCTCGGCGACCGCCTACAAGAATCAAGTCTCGGGGGGAGAACGAGATTTCGTAGTCATTATCGGTATTTAAGCCGAGAGGTAGGTACTTTCCTAACTCCTCATCAGGTTCAAACAAGGGAATACGTTGCATACTCTCTTGCGGCTCTTGAAGCTCTACTTTTTCTTCGATATCAAGAACGATCTGATGTAGGTGTGCTACTGACTCCTCTGCATCCTCAAAGGATATAGAGTGGTCAACATAGTCCTCAAGTGAATTCAGTATCTCTTTCTGAGTGTACTCATTCTTTAGGTACTGTAAGAGCATGTATGCGTCAGCATCTACTTCCACTGCATCAACAGCAAATAGTAGTTCCTTAGTCGCACCATCTCTTAGTTCAAACTTGAGGTCTTCAAACGTAGGGAGTTCATGGAATTTTTCACAGTGCTTGTCTATCTCAGAAAACAATCTGTGATAGGCTGCGGGCAAGTAGTGCTTACGCACAGATGACCAAGACTCGAAGTCCCGCGCATCCAAAACTTGCTTTATAAAAGCACTAGCTATATTCAATGAATCCCCCGAATGAAAAAAATGTAGTCAGAACAACCCCTTGCCCTGACTACACAGACTTAACTACTTACTAGGAAGCAGCTTTCTCTTTCTTTGCAGCTCCATCATAATCTGACGCTGTCAGACCACGACGAGTCAACATAGTTTTGACGCCTCTGGCAGTCTTACCGATTTGCTCTGCAATCGACTCAACTGTCATGTCAGATACATCACCTAGGTCGGCCAAAGGATCATCCTTAGCTGAACCTTTAGTGAATTCCTGACGGGGAATGGCCTCAATTTCGCCAGAACGAAGAAGGCTGAGAGCCTTGCCTCGAACACTGTTCACAGTACGGTCTAAAGATTCTGCGATTGCTTCCACAAACGCGCCATCATTAACCATAGATACGAAGGTCTTTTCTTCCGCTGGGGAATAAGTCCGTACAGTCTCCACTTTGGGAGCTGGCTTAACGTGGTCAGTAAGTTCCATAGAAAGAATCTTACCTTGGATAGACTTAGGACTAAACGCCCCGTCTTCAAAGTGAGATGCGATCTCTGCGTATGTGTAATCCCCGCTATTGTCTTCGACAAAAGACGAGAGAGTAGCTTCTTGAGAATCGCTGAAAGCGCGTGTGGCTTTCGCAGAGGCAAGCTCTACATCGAATCCCATTTTACGCAGTTTACTAGAAACTGACCGTGTTGTTGTTTCAAGCTGTTCTGCGGCTTCTGCTACAGAGGCTTGAGAGACAGGTGTCTCATCGCCGACAAAATTAGTAAGCGTGTCGGTACGCTCATCAGTCCACTTAGGCAGTGTTGCCATTGGTTGCTTCTCCTAAAAAGTTTAATAGATTGGTTACTATTGTTATGCCAGAGTCTCTGGCTTTCTTTGTTTTTGCACTCTCTATGCCACTCTCATTAACTAGAATGGTTACATCCTTGGTTACGCTGCTTTTGACATCGTAACCGTGTAAGCAGAGAGCGGCTGTTGCAGCGTTCTTAGTAGGAAAACTGTTTAGTTTACCACTAATACATACTGTACCGTGTGCCTCCTGTTGCGGAGCTTTCTGCTCAAACTCAAAAGAAAACGGTAGCTTTCCTACATTACCGAAGAGCCATTCGTCTTCTAACCAATCCATCAAACTTTCAGTTGTCTTAGCCCCCAGACCTGCTTCTTGACACTTATCTGGTGTAATCTCAGCGATACTGAGTACAGTTGCAGACAACTTCTCTGTTGCAGTCTTTCCTACTAAGGGTATACTGAAAGCGGGTAGTAATTGGTTTAGTGTTGCTTTCTTACTATTGTCAATCTCGATGAGTAGCTTCTCTGTAAGAGGCTTAGAAGAGAGGGCAAGCATAGTAAGATCATAGTCAAGCGAGTAAATTTCATGTATTGATGAAAGTGACAGCTTTTCTATAGTCTTAGGGCCGAGTCCCTTGATCTTCATAGTCTTAGCAAAATGCTCTATCTGTTTACTAATCTGAGCAGGACAGTCTAGTCCCTCACAGAATAGTAAATCATTTCTCCACACAAGAACAGACGCGCACGAACTACAAGTAGTTGGGGCTAATATGGCTTGCATTGGGACTCCTCTTTAATTGAAAGTATATTATATAGAATTTTGACGTTATTGTCAAGAACTATTTTTAGTCAAGTCGTCGTAGTATACGAGGGATAATTTCACCACTGCGTATGACCTCGACTTGACAGCCAAGTTCTAACCCTAGCTCGTTGATATATTCCATATTGTGCAACGTAGCTTTGGAAACTTTTGCTTCACCTATCATAACAGGCTCTAGGTGAGCTACTGGAGTGACTACCCCAGACTTACCAGTCTGCCATACAACATCCAATAGAGTAGTTACTACTCCAGCTTTCTGCTCTTTGAAAGCAATTGAACCCCGTGGGTGGTGTGCAGTAAATCCTGCCGCTTCCCATTCTTTTAGATTATCAATCCTGTAGACTAGGCCATCAGTAGGAAAACCAGTAGAGTCAAAACTAAGGTCAGTATGAAATCCCAGCACTTCTGAACAGTGCTGCATAATCTCTGACCAGTACGTGAATCCAGTGTAGGGCCGCATATCATGGGCCACAAACGATAGATTAGGTACTCGTGTCTTAAACTCTTCTTCGGACTTCAGGTTCAATGCACCTGCTGCATAGTTTCGGGCGTTAGGTATACTGCTGGGAGCTATTACTTCTCCGTCAATCTGCATCAAGGTTTGACGACTGATTTGATTGGCAACTAAGTGTTTGATGTTGCTAGTTATATCAACACCTTTAACACCGTCACCTCGGCTAGTAGCTCGAACGAGTACTCCATTGTTATAAAGAAGAGAAACGGCTGCACCGTCTAGCTTTGCACTCTCCACGACTTCTTTATCCTCCGTCCAGTCCCAGACTTCTTGCTCTGAGAAAGACTTTTGAAGCGAGAACAACGGATAGAGATGCTTAGTACTCTCTTTAGGAGTATAGCCTACAGTCTGATTGTCATCAAGAAGATCCCACTCATAGTCATCTATGGGGCTGTCGCCCTCATAATAGAGTTTTGCTATCTTATTGCGGTAGTCTTCACCGATGTCGCTCATTTGTTCTTTCTCTCATTTATTTAAAGATATTATACAGAAGAAAAGGGAAAAAGTCAAGAACTATTTCGGACTATCTTCCGGATAAATCTCTCTAATGAGATCACCGAAGTTTTCTTCGATGATTTGGCGAGACTCGGCTAACGATATTATTTCTGTTAAAGCGCGGAATAGCTCTTTAGAATTGTTGAAGTCAAGAGGGAAGGCTATTCCTTTTGGCGTAGGCTTCCATTCTTCTGTAAAGTCCATGTAATACTTACGAACGTGTAGATATTCTACACCCCGAAAGGTATTCACAGTGACTCTGACTTGCTCCTGTTTCAACTCATCATAATGAATTACATGCTCATATACCTCAACAGGCTCTGTTAAGTCGATCATATGTCATTCTTTAAGATGGATGATAAAGGTACTACGCTTGTGATATTAAAAGGTTTCAACAGACGGTATGAGTCCGTATCCCAACAGAACAGTAGTAACGTACTGCTGGATTCTTTCGCTCTATTTTTCTTGCTCTGAATGTAAGGCGTACTAAAGTCCAACGTGCAAACATTGTACTTTAGTTTTTTTGAGTTCTCACTACGATAAGTAATGATAGCGTCGCCATACTCCGTCACAAGAGAGGCTAGTTCTTCCTTTTTCACTAAGACTCCTTAGGTTTAGGTGGGTAAAATCTTTTACATTCCTATACTCTAAAGGGTGGTAGTGCCCCCGAAGGGGCAGATGATACTAGTCTGTGATTAGTGTGGTGAAATACTGTGCAGCTTTGCCAGTTAACTTGGATACGATATCCATGTCTACTTCTTTATCTGCACCTTGAATAGCTAATACGAGCGCATCTTGTGCGTCTTGCTTAGATACTCGTGTACTAGGAGCTTTAGTACCCCCAGAGGCTGCTGCGGCGGGAGCTTTCTTGATATAGACTCCTGCTTTGGATAGAATCATGCGAACGCCATTAGGACTTTCACTCAACTCATCAGCTATCTCTTTTACAATCTCCATTGAATTCTCGGAGGTTGGGTTCTCTGCTTCGTACATTTCTACTGCTTGTGCTTTCTTGTCGTCATCCCACGCCATTCTGCGGTTCCTTTTGTTAGTTTTAATTCCCGGGCAAGTGCCCAGTTTGTCTAGTTGCTGCTGGTAAAATCGGTCGCCCATCGGTTTCCTTAAATTTGAAATGATATTATAGCGCGATTTAACATTTCTGTCAAGAATTATTTTTCTATAGTAACCAATCAAACATACGCGACTGGTGCATATCGAATATAATTTCTGTAATGTGAAGCCCTACTTCTAAGTAGAGCAGCATTAGTATTGTTTTTATTACTCTAAACTCTTCCATTCTATCCTTTATATCTTACTTAAGTTAACTCCATACTCCTCTAAGTGAGAAAGCCTACCCAGCTCACAAGCTAGGACATACGCATAGAAGCCGCCTACAGTCTCCTCTGATTTCTCTAGGATATATACTCTGTAGCCCTTGCTTTCATACTTGTTCTTTACTTCTACTTCCTCGTCCACTATTGCAGGAGCATGATAGGCTGCTGAC